GCCGCCGCCGCTTTTGTTCATATTGGCTAGCAATTCTAACATTTCGCGGATTTTGCGTAATGCCTCATCAAGGTTTGCCTGGTCAATAAGCTCTTTAGGAGTAATACTTGTTAAAATGTTTTTGATACCTAATAAAGTAAAGTTTTGACCCTGCAAAGTAGCCAGTATTTTTAGATCTTCATTAAGTGTTTTAGTTGCAGCCTCAATACGAGCTACATCCTTTGAGGCTATAGCATCCTCTAAAGCCAAGATATCTTGCTTAACCTTTATACGCTGTACGTCATTAGCAATAGCTAGTACTTGCGCTCCAGTTGTTGCTTTACCTAGTGCCTCAGCTTGGCCGATTAGGGCCGCGTTAAGTTGGATTTTCTCCATATCAAAAACATCTACGCCCTTGCCTAAAGCTAATTGAGCCGCCGCAGTTGCTTTGTCTAACGCCGCCTGCTCTTTTTTGGCTTTTGTAGTTGCTAGTGCCGCTGCAGCTTGTTGTTTTGCTAACTTTGCTAGCTCTTTATTGCGCTTAATTGCCTCTAGCTCTGCTTTCTTTCTAGCTGCTGCATCTGATACGCCAGTAGCTTGATTAGCTAAAGTCATAGGCTGGCTAAAAGGTTGTGGCCCCTTAATCTCTTTTAGTAATTCAGCTGCACGTTGTGGGCTAAATCTGCCTAATACGTTACCAACTGCACCAAAAGCGCCTTTAACTATGCCTGCCCCTGGAATAGTCGCTATCTGCTCTTTAAGGTAAATAATGCTGTCAATAAAGTTAGCTAAAGATTTAGCCGCATTTTCTATATCTGTGCTTAAGTTTGCTATACCGTCATTACCACCCACAGAGGTAATTGCATTAACTAAACTTTCTCCAATAATTTCTTTAGCTTTATTAGCCGTCTCACTTAATATTGCTAATTGGCCAGTATATGTAGCTGCTGCCGCCGTTGCTGCACCTGCAAAATTATTATTTAACTTTGTCTGCAACTCATCAAAAGTCATAGCTGCTAACTCAGCTGAGGTCAAGCCCGTATTATATTTTTTAAGGGCTTTAGTATTACCTAAATATGCTAAAGATAAATCCTGAGCAACTTGGGTAACATCGGCCCCTGTGCCTGCGGCTACATCTAAAGCCGTGTTAAAAATCTCTATAGATTTAGCAGTTGAGCCTGTAACTGTTAACAAAGCCTGCAAGGCTGGCGTAGCTTGGCCGCCAGTTACCCCATAAAGTTTGCCTATTTTGTTTATGTATTGATCTATATTTTGCTGGTCAAAAGCCAGGCCTAGATTTTTTACAGTATTAGCTAGTATTGCAGCTTCTTTTTGGGCGCCTGTAAACGAGTTAACAGCCGACTTACCAAAAGATACAAAAGCTGCAGCGCTAAGGCTTACACCTAATACGCGGCCTAGACTTTTTACACTACCCGTAAGTTTTTTGGTAGCTTTGTCAGCATCTAGAAAAGCCTTTTTACCTAAGAATTGGCTGGCTATATTTACTACTAGATCGGTAGCCATTAGGCAGCTCTCCTTGTATGCTCATAAAACATTTTTGAGGCATTTTCTAACGCCTTAATAACAGCTGCATTAGCTCGCCCGTTATCCTCAGCCCAGGCTCTAAATATCAAACGCCCAGTTAGCTTGCGCCCTGGGGCACCTACTAAACCCTTAGGGCGGGCGTTGACTAACTGGCCAGTACTGTTTAAGTTTTCTATAAACTGTTTTCCAGCATTAGGGTTAAGTGAGTTGTTATAACCCTTACGCTGAGAGTTATCCCTTTCTTGATAATACCTAATAGTAAAATCTCCTGGGCCGTCTCCTGTGCGATAAACAACGCTTGCAGGTTTATAGTTTGGTTGGCCGTCTGCGTTTTTACGGCCCGCTGTTTCATAGATCGCACCCGCGGCAGACTTGTTAAGGATACGGGCTAAGGCTACAAAGCCGTTTTTATTAGGCTTAGAAGGTGAGGTTGAATAAGTAATTCCAGCCTTAGCCTGCATAGCGTTAAACTTGGGGAACGGGCGGTAAGTCAGGTTTTCGGTACCCGATGAGGTTTTAGCCCAGCCCGATAAGACTTGGCCGTCATTAGGCACGTAACCTCTAGCTACTGTAGTAACAGTTTTTAACGCTGCCGCCATTTGTGTTTGAGTCTCTTTAGATAGGTCAGGTGCAAAACGTTTAAGGGCTACGCGGAGCTGTACGGCCCCTTCTAGCTCTACTGGCATTTTGTTGCTCCTTAACTCTATCGTTTATGACCTTTAACATATTCTTAAACATATACGTATCCAGGTCTAGTAAGTACTGAGGCGCAATACCCGTTTCCACGGCTAGCTGCGCTATGAGGTAACCAAAGCTACCGCGCCCCACTACCCCAAAGGGTCATCATCTAGTACCTCAACTTTAGCTAAGGTGTCTAAAAACTCTGCCCCAAACATCGGTACGGTTTGCCCGCTTGTGCGTAAACACTCCCAGGCTAGCCAGTACACATCACTTTGCTTTTCATCATCTCTAAAGGCTTTGTGAAAACCTTTTTTAGCGTATAACTCAAAGGCGTACTCAATACGTGGCGTAATCTGATGATCCGATACGCTGCCGTCTGCCCTTGTTATTTTAAGTTTTGCCATTGTGTTAGCCCCTTTTCTTTATTCTCAGCTAGTTGTAATTACGATTGGTGAGTTACAAGTAAATGTAATGCTCTGAGTAGCGATGTCTGCTACAGCGCCGTTAATATCTGTGGTGTTATTTACCAACACAGTAGTGCTGTATAGCGGGTTAGTTGCTGATACTACGGCGCTTGTCTGCTTAAGTGTTAGCGGTACTGTTGTACCCCAGGCAGCTTGCAAAGTAGCGTTTACGTTTGCGGCAGCTGTATCACTTAAAAAGTCCAGCGTGATAGTGCTTGCTTCCAAACCTTTAACAAACTTGTGTGCAGTATCCATATTGTTACTACCATTACTGGCGGGCTAGTCATTTCTGCTAACCTCTATACCTTTACCATTGGTATAGCTCGGACTATATCTTCACCCTATTACTAGGGGCAGCGCGTGTAGTCTCTACGGACTCTCTGCTTTCGCAGGTTGCCTCGGTATTAACCCGCTTTTATTGGGGGCCTTCACCGATATAGCGCTGTAATTTTCATCGCCGCTTACGCAGCGAGTGGGCAATACTCTTTACCCATAGCGGTTACTTCAAGTTCGTCAAAAGCGCGGTTGATAGTTGCGCTTGTTACGTGGTCCGATAGAACCACACTATTAAGCGTGGCTACAACCGTATTTGACAAATAAATTGCCATTGGTTATACCTCTTCCTTTTCTGTTGTGTTTTCTTTTGGTTTTGTTTCTTTAACCTCTACTGGCAGCTCTTGGCCAATTTTGATTAAAAACGCTTTTTCTTCATCTGTAAGTGCCATTAGTTAGCTCCAGCTCGTTAGTATGCTTATTTGTAAATCTGCCGTTAGATATTCACCTGCGGCAACGCTTAGTACGCTAGGCGCGCTAACGCCAGTAACATTAAATACGATTGCGCTATTAGCTAGTTTAGTAAACACAGCTACTATTGTGTCCTCTATGCCAATTAGGTTAGAGGCGTTGTCAAACATAGGCACGGTCATAATAATCTTAAAGTTTGCCATAGGCGATATAGTTGCCTGAGAGTTATTACTCGGGCTGATATAGGGATCCGCAGGGGCAACCACTACGCTGCTACTTTGCATTGTGCTAGGCGGGTAATTAAATACCGTCCATACACCTGGGTTAGCCAGGGCTGCAGCTATTGTGCTGCGTAAGGTAGTTATAGCTGCAGGCATTAGCCGACCATACCCGCAGGTGAAAGATACGGGGCCAAAAGCCCACGCACGGATGCCATAAGCGTATTGGACATCTTAAAGGGGCTAGGGCTGTAGCCGTCTAAGCTAGTGCCGCCGTTTTGTGTACTGAATCTAGATGTCCATATATTTTCTGCCAGCATTAAAGCTGCAGCGTTAATAGCTGGGGTGTTGGCATAGGTAGCGGTTTTGGTATCGTCACCTGTCATAGTGCCGTAAGGCAATACGCGCCTAAAGTTTTGGTCAGCTGCAGTTTTTGCATATTGGATAAAGCTATAGCCCTGTGGGTATTGCCAATAGTTAAGCTGCATATTAAAGGCAGGCAGGATATTAGCTGTGCCTGTAGAAAATGGAATAGTGCCTGTAATTGTGTAAGTACCGTTAAAGGTTGAACCAGCCCCAGCAACTGTCACCGATTGGCCCGTAGTAAAAATGCCAGGGTTGGCAACCATAACGGTAGCGACATTAGACACCAACGCGGTACCTACTACGGGCGCGCTGTCAAACCATAAAAAGCCGTTTATTAAATCTTGTGCGGCTTGGCAGGTGTCCTCTATCCAGGTATAAGAATCGTACAAAGTGCCAACGCCCAAACTAGCTTTAAGCGTAGCGGCCGTCACGTATGTAGCTGGCACTTGTGTACTCCTATCTTACTTAGGTTTGGTAGGTCTCAAAGGGCTAAGAGACCTACCAAACTATTAGTGGGTTTTCTTAGGTGAAGTTGTAACGGATAATACCCTTAGGCATTTTTGCAATAGTTGCCATATAGCCATAAATAGCCACCTGGATTTGCAGATTGCTAACTACGTTAACTGACATATAAGCCTGTGGTGATTGGTAAACAGTAAATGCTTCAGGCGCCAAAATAATGGCTGAGTCATCCACAGTTGTAGTAGCCGCAAAGTTTTTATCTACGTATAGATCAAGGCCTAATACGTTGCCGCGGATTGAGCCAGGCTGTGTTAGCCCGCCTGCGTTCATTGGCTGTGATGCTGAGTAAATTGGACGGCCAGTAGTATCCGATGCGGACATCAATAATTGCCATTGGCTACCGTTTGCGATGTAATTCTGTGCATAGTAACCAGTTGCCTCGTAAACAAGGCGAGCTGCCTCGGATGCGTAGCCGATAATGCCTGCAGATGTAGCAGCCTGTGCAGTTGTAGCAACAGTACCAGCTGTAATAAGTGCAGCGTTAACTGTTGTATCAAGAGTCTTTAGGTAAGCATTTTGTAGCTGTGCTGTTAGCTCAGCATAAAAATTAGGATCTGAACGCTCTAGCAATTCAATGCTAATAGTGTTCATACCTGAGTACTTAGATACTGTACCTGAAAGGTATTCAGTAACCATACCTGTGTTAGCAACTGCTCCACCTTCGGCTTCAACAGTTACAACAGGTGCAACGCCTGACTTACCGCCTGCAGATGTAACAAGAGAAGGTACGTTGATAGTCATACCGCTAGCTGGCAAAACGCCACGTGAACACGCATCAATAGACGGTGTACCAAAACGTGTGTTAGTTGGGAACTCGCTTAGGTATTGTGTTGGAGAAAATGCAGGGTTAGTACTGAAATCGTCATCGGCTGCAGTTACGTATAGCTTGCTATCTTCATTACCTAATGCAGCTTTAATCTTGTGTTCTGTGTATGCACCCATTGATGTAATAGGTGTACGTACGCGCTGTGAATTGAGCGCGCTTGGTAGGATGATTTTACGAGCTGCCTCTACTGTAGGTGCAGCCTGCTCTGTGGCATCTACTGCCTCAGGTGCGTTTTGATCGGGGGCTGTAGTCACAGCGGCCTCGCTTTCGGTTTCGGTTTCGGTTTCGGTTGTGGTTGAGTTTATTACGGTGTTAGTTGTCGTAATTTTTGTACTTGTGGACTCTGCCGCCTCTACTGGCATATCGCCTGCAGCTGCAGCAATTTTTTGCACCGCAGCGCTAGCAAAGGCAGCGCTCTCTACAAGTGATACCTCGCGTAAGGTAGCAGCGGTGACCAGGAGATAATCTTTTTGGGGCTTTGATGCGGTAACTTCCACACCAACGGATAAGCCGTCCATAAGTTGCTCCTGGGCTAGCAAAATCGCATCTGATCCACGTGAGGATGCACTTACCTTAAAACTTGCATAAAGGCCGTCTTTAGCTGAAGTCATACTTTGCATACGTCCTACCACGGCTGAGTTATCGTGTGCCATTAAGAGTTTTACTTTACTTGGCTCAGCTGCGCTAATTGAACCCTCAGCAAAAACTACTTTGCCCGCGCTTGTGTAACCTACCTCGCCATAAGGTGCAATTTTTCCTGAAATCATACGGCGCTCGCCGCTATCTACTGCCTCGATATTGCCACTAAACGTTAAGATCACGGATTTCGTTCCCTTCATTAAGGCCACTAGGGCTTAGCTGTTCCATACTTTGCGCTTGCTCTAAGTCAATTAAACCCAGGTTAAGCATTTTTTCTATAGCATCTAAACGCGCTGCAGTATCGGCACGTAAAAAAGTTTCATCTAGTGCAAAGCGCACTACGTTACCGTGAGCCGTAATATCATCCATAGATAAACGGTTTTCAATAGCGCTAATAAACGGCTGCAAAGAATATGCTACAAACTCTTTGCGCCCGTCTAAAATGTTTTGGTACGTCATTGAATTGTTCATATCCGCGCTAATTAAATAACTTGGCACGTTCATTAACCGACTAATTTCAGTTGCTAAATACTGGCTGCTTTCCGCATAGACCATTTCTTTAGGTGAAAATCCAACAGTTTGGTAATCTAAAGTGCTAGTTAAATATGCTGTACTGCGTGATGCACGTGCTGCCTTCCACGCAGCTAAAATGCCACTTACTTGTGCTTCAGGAAGGTCAGCCCCCGAGTTCTTGATGAAGCCCGTACTCATTGGCGTGGAAAGAGCTACCGCAGCAGATTTTTGTACATCTATCGCGCTCTGTATTGTGCGGGCGCCAGTTTCTAATACACCAGGCAATAGGCTTTGAAATGTGACAAGGCTGCCAATACCTGACATTGGCGCACGTACACCGTTAACGCTGTAGTAATCAACCTGATCACCGTATTGGTCAGTAGTAACTGTAACGCGAGTATTAGCTACCCACTCAAAACCACTAGGGCGCCCGTCATCGGCGTACAAAGATGTAACGCGCCAATATGCAACACCGTAAAATAGTAATGAGTCAACGGTATAAGCAATAGTTACGCTACGTGGCTGGCGCATATCGGGTTGGTCAAGCCATAGCGGGCTTTCTAATCTAACGCCTGTAGATTTTTTGTATAGCTCTAAATCAATACTTGATATAACGCCTGCAATTAAATTACGGCATCGTGCAACAGAGGCACATTGTAAAGCTATGGAACGATCCATAAACGGGGCGCCGTTGCCAGTTGCATACAGGCCGCCATAGCTATAAACGCCTGCGCCGTAACCTTGTGACATAACGGCAGGGGCTAGCTGGGCGGTAACATCTTTTTTAGATAAACCAAAAGTTTGCAATAGACCCATAGGGCGGATTATAGGTTATCCACAGGTGTAAAGTTATACACACTCTCGGCGTGTCTAAACGTAAACTTTAGCCTCAGATACGGGCTGTGCCAGGATGTGAATTACCATAGCTAGGCCAATAGGTATATCAACAGGGCCAGCCGATTTACGGCGCACAATGCGCCAGGCATCGGGTGTTATTTTAGCTGCACAATTAGCCATTTGTTGTATCAATAAATCCTGCCCGCTGTGCCTTAAACGGTCATTAACTAGGGCATCGTGAAAGTCTGAACAGGCAGTATAAAAGCTCTGCCCTGATACGTCTCGCGTTTGTACGCCTGCATTTTGCAAACGCTGGGCTATGGATGCCGTGGTGTACTTGTCATAACAAACCATACGTGGGTAATACATATCGGCCCATTTTTTAATACTTGCAGCTATAGCTAACTCATCTACGGCTACCTGTGAGCTGTAGGTATCTAATACAGCTACACCTATGCGCCCGTCACTTAAAAGCTGGCCCATAACGAGGCTTGCATCGCGGCGGCTCGGGCTTACGTCAAAGGCAAAAACAGTTAAAGGCCCAGGTGCCATTTTTAGGTTGATGTCGCTGGCATCTTCGACACTACCGTGGGGCCACGGTGATTGTAGGCTATCGATCCATTGGCATAACGTTTCTGTCCTAAATTGCTCTGTGGTTTGTGTCGTTAACGCTTCTTGAATTGAGGCCTCGGTTACCAATATGCCTAAAGCTGGGTTCGCTTGCGCCCAGGCTTTACGATCATCTAGCGCTGCAAACTGTGGCGCGCTGTACTCGTAATAGCCTAGCGACTCGGGCGGATGCGCCAGGCATCGCTCGCGTAACTCGTTTAAGGTCACGCTAAAAGCATCGCCTGCATTACTGGCCAGTAGGGTTTGGGCGTTTGGCCGTGCACGGGTTACAGGCATCGCAGCTGCAAAGGCAACCTGGTCAACTTCTCTAAGCTCATCTATAAATAGAAAATCTGCCGTGGCACCGCGAGCTGAGTCACGTGTAGCTGCACGTACATCTAGCCTGGCACCTGACTTTAATACTATGGCCTCATTACCGTTGGCATAGCGGATGCTCTTTAGCTCTTTCTTTAGGATAGGTGCATCCTCTATAGCTTGTGCCACTTCTCTAAAGGTAGTTAATGCCATAGATCGTGCAGAGGAGATAACCACGTGGTTACGCTCGTTAAACAAGAATAAGCCCGCCAAAATACGCATACGCGCTAGGTGACTTTTGCCCTGTTGTCTCGACGTTAGCAACAGGTTGGTCTTACGTATAAACATTTTATTTTTATCTATTGTCAACATATCTTGCATCACGTAGCGTTGCCAGGGTAAAAGCGGCAGGCCAATATCCTCTGCCAGCTGTGCGACTTCATCGCCTCGGCTTAAACCTTTAAGCGGCTTATTTTCTAGGCGTGGTCTCACC